GTTCCGGACGACTTCCCGGAGGCGCTGAAGAATGACGCGGTCGCGTTCTCCAAGAACCTGATCGCGCATGCGCTCATCCAAGCGATGATGCGCAACGGCGTCGCTGCGACTTAACCCGTCGGAGCACCGGAACATGGAACACCAAGTGTTCGATGTGATCCTCGGCCTAGCCGAGGACGTGGGCACTCCAAGAGCGGTGTCGGTAGCAATACTGATCCGTTATGGAGAGTGGGCGGAGCTTCAAAAGCTTCGAGCGGTTTGGGCTCACTATGACTCGTCCGAGTCATACTGGCAGGATAACCTCCTCACGGAGCTCCTGCGTAAGTGTGATTTGCCAACGAGCGTAGATCGAGAACAGGCGGCGATAGATACCTTTCTTGCTTGTGAGAGAGAGAACTGTCGCTCAAATGTCCGACTATCCCGTTTCTGTCCCGAAACCCTCTACCTAGAGGACGGTGACGAAGCCGTATATGACTTCATCTGTCATGTGCGTAAAGAGGTTCAGTCAGTCATGGGTAACCTGCCAGACCACCTTGTCCCGAGGTTTGGGCAAGGCGCCACGTATGCCGACACGGGGTTCTTAGTAACAACTCCGGACAAGATGTCCAGCCGACCTACGGTTTACTCTTCCACACGAGACTTGCTCCCGCAATGGGACCTGACTCTATGGGCAAAGTCTCTCAAGGAGGCTTACCCATGGAAGAGCGATCCGTTAACGGTACGCGGGAATATCTTCTTCACAGTCCCGAAGGACGGAACAAAATTCCGCGGGTGTGGGAAGGAGGCGTCAATACCCGTAGGGTATCAACTCGACGTCGGTCGGCTCCTCAAGAGTCGGCTTCCTCGTATCGGGATCGACCTGTACGGAGGCAAGGCCATACATAACCTTCTCGCGAGAGAGGCTAGTGTGACCGGGGCCTACGGGACGGTCGATATGAGCAATGCGTCCGACACTCTTTGCAGGGTGTTGGTGAAACTGGTCGTTCGAGACGACTGGTTTCTATTGCTCGACTCCTTACGTGCGAGACATACGAGAGTGAATGGCAAATGGTTCAAGTTGGAGAAGTTTTCCTCAATGGGAAATGGCTTCACATTTGAGCTTGAGACAATCATTTTCGCGTGCATTGCGCGCACGCTAGTTCGCCTTTCTGGGGGTGACCCTGGTTTGGTGAAGTGCTATGGGGACGACCTCATAGTACCGGCTGACAACGTACCTTCGTTGTTATCTGCC